TGACCCGCCGCATGCAAATCACTGGGGCGAACGGCGACATCTGCCAAATGCGCCCCAAGCGCAAAGTCTACTTCAAAGACGAAGCCACCTACTGACCTATCGGTGTCCAGCAGCTTGCGCCTCTGCTGGCATCCCATGGGCCATCCGACCTGTGACAACGGAAACAAGAAGCTCTCGAAAGGGGTACAAAACATATGACAAAACTTGAAATGATGAAACTGGTCTTGGCCAATACGCATCACAATGTGACAGCTTTTGAAAAGTTCATCAGCGACAACACGGGCACTGCAGAAGAACTGTCGGCTGCAATGCAAGAGCAAGCAGCAGAGGTGCTGGATGAAATCCATATCAGCGTGAGGGACGCACTCGATTTGACTCATGGCATGGCCAAAGAGATTGGGGTGAAAATATGGCGGTAACTAAACTTACCCAGTTCAAACTCATGGACGCAGTATCCAAAACGTCTGCGCACATGGTCCACGGCGGCTATGATGAAGCATTTGCCGTGGTGTGCGATGCGGACACAATTCATTTTTATACAGACGAACAAGGCAACACACTGGTTGGTGCTGAAATCGTCCTCAAAAAGCCGAGAGGTTTAGAGGTGGTGATTGATACAATGAACGGCATCATTTCCGCTTCACTTCGGGGCTATGTGTACAGCAGCAGGGTGTTTGCGGACAACGCTGGCTACTTGATGGCTGCGAGCGACATCTTTTCCAGCGAGCTGGCGAGGCAGAAGGCATGATGAACGCTGTCGAGATTTACAATGCACAAGATTTGCTCTCCGATTTGGAGAGCATTTCTGACTTCGTTCGGATTGAACACCATGACGACTTGATTGCTGATGACATCGATAAAGCCTGCCAAACTCTGGCTAATTTGATTGAACGGTTCCGTAGCCATGGTTGATTCGCAATTTTACGACCAAAAACCACTATATTTAGTGTATCGTATACGCGACAAACAAGATGTTGTTCAATTTTTGGGTAATTTCTGTAAAAAAGTGGGGAAAATGTGGTATTTTTTATCGTTCAAAAACAATGCTAATATTTTCCCACTCACAAAAAATTGCCTAAATATAGCGTCAAGCATTTTTTCTTTAAAAATTCATGATGATGTATCTGGACGCCTCTGGGTTCGGCCAAATATAGTCACAGCAGAATACAAAAATCCAATCTGCTGGACGGCTATGAACACCCATTTATGGGAACGGGGAAGGTATGTCTGGCGCTATAAAAGGACGCTGCAAATGGCGAAATTAGTACAGGCAATCATTCGGGCTATCACGCGAGCCGACGAGGTCGAAATTCTAGTAGTCAAAGAGGAGCATGATGAACTCAATGTCTTCACCCTCTTTGACGTTAGACACTTTAAACATGGTAACGGTAAGCACCAAGAATTTGAGTTGCGGTGTGGACCTTACTGCGTGTACATTTCAATTGTGAAATGGAAGTTTAACAGATGAAGTGGAAACCCCTTGAAATATAAATCGATGCATAAACTTTCGATGATTATGAGTGCGTTTGAGGTGCGTTTTAACGATGCCGCAGACACTGAATTAGTGCGCGCTCATGAGGACAAGGGGTACAAGGCACGCAAAATCCCTAATTTGAACACCGACCACATTCGCGTGTTGACGCAAATCGCCACTGTTAGTGATTTAGACGAGATTGAAGTGCGCTACCTGACACAGATGCTTGACTTCAAGCAGACCACTATGCACCGCGCAATCAAAGCGTTGGAAACATTGGACTTGGTCAAGTCAGAGGCATCAGCACGTGACCACCGCAGCTTTATTGTGCGGCTCACAGAACAAGGCGAAGAGTTTGTTCGGATGATTGATATGCTTTTGGAGCAGCCAGTTGACGATGAAAGCTCAAAGGCCGCTTCATTCATCGCAGACAAGCAGCAGACGCACGATGACTTGAAGGAAATCATTGCGAAAGAAATTAACATGAAGGCAGCAGCAGGAAGTTTTGCGGCTACTGGTAATGTTGGGAATGTGACTGTTAATGTGCAGAACATTAAAACGGGTGAGCCAGAAATAGGTGCCGCTGACTTTAAGGAGAAGATGCGCAAACGGCGTTCTCTTCGTGGTAAAGAGACCATACGGATGCCCTTACCTGTGCCTGCAGTTCACACCGAACTCAAAGAGCATCTGGAAAGGCGTTTCGGCGCTGCGTTTCAAGTTGGTCGCAATTATATAAAGAGCCATGCGCTCAACACTGATCCGGAAGATTACGAAAAGAGGATATTACGGACGATTTCGATGCCTGTGGTTTTTAAACGCTTGGGCGTCACCAATGTTAGCGCAGTATTGGATACATTGTCTGGAATGAGCGATGAAGCTGTGCTGACTACACTGCGCCCCAACATCAAGTATCGTGATATTTCAGACAATCCGGTCAAAGAAATTCAAATGATGGTTGATAAATATTCAGCAGCGGCAATCGAAGAAAACCCCAGCTTACGCCGCAGGTTTAGCCAACTATCGGCACAGGTCGCACGTCAGACACGTACCAAGGAACAATATTCTTTTGGTCGCAAATCACTAATGAATCGCAAACCCGGCACGGAACGCGACGACTAATTAATTTTCCCAACCTAGAAAGGACTGCCTATGGCAAACACAAGCGCAACCCAACGAGCCGCACGAGCTATCAAATCTTTTGAAGCCGTGGGGAAACACGTTGAAAGCGTATCAATCACCGGAAACACCGTGGAATTTAGGTTTAAACCAGAAGACCAGCGCGACGAGCTAGGCTTCATAGATTTTAAGGCTGCTAAATGACAAAACAGAGAGAAAATCTACAACGATACGTGACACGGAAGAAAACGCCTAAAGACCGTAAAACTGGTGGTCTGGGTGTTTTGTATTTCCAAAGACGCGGCGAGCCTTCAATTAAATTTGAATGCCAGGATGTCAAAGCGCCTGAGTTCGCAATGGAGTACGCATTGCTTTTAACAGGCAAAAAGCAACGGGAAATTCATAACCCACAGCTTAACCGCAAGACGTTTACCGCACTTGTTGCCAGCTACAATCAAACTGCGCAGTACGCGGCACTCAAGCCAAGTACGGCTAAGGATTACGATAAATGTAATGAGTACATCAAAAGTGCGTTCGGCGACGTGAACCCTGCAAAGGTCCAACGCCATCACGTAATCGCGATGTTCAATGCTAATCGTGAGAAACTACGGTTTGCCAATCACACGGTGCAGAGTATCCGTATCTTGTTTGAGCACGCTATTGATAAAGGCTGGATGAACCACAACCCTGCTAAAGGCGTGAAATTTGTCAAAAGCGGCAACCCGCCTCGCCGTCCATGGCCCGACGACAAGCTGATTGCTTATCAAGAAAAAGCAACCGGACGCGCTTTGTTGGTCTTTGAGATGTGTTTAGCGACAGCCCAACGCATCCAAGATGTTTTGGATATGAAGTGGACTGACATTAGGCCGATAGATGGCAATGTGGGTATCGACTTAGTTCAGAACAAAACTGGCAAGGTTCTTTGGGTGCCGCTGCGCGATAGTTTGGTCACATTGTTGAGCAATACAGAACGCAGAGGCGAGACAATCTTGGTCAATAGACATGGGACAGGCCCATGGTCCTATCGCGGAGCGTCTCAAGCGGTGATGAATGTGCGCAAAGAGATTGGTGCCGAGGAATACGACATACATTCTCTACGTTACAACGCGGCGTGTGACTTGGCCTTATCTGGTCTGGATGACGTTGAGATTGGTGCGGTTACTGGTCAAACAGTTCAAACTGTGCAGCACTACACGGCGTCTGTAAGACAGATGGCGAACGCCAAACGAGCCATTAATGCGCGTGAAAAAATGCTCGCTGCAAAGCGTGAGAAAGTGAGGTTAGAGAACATAGGATAAACAAAAATGTAGCGACGCATGTAGCGACGCTTTGAAACCACTAACCGATGAAATTTTATTGATAACGCCGAAGTATTATTAGTGACTGTATTTGTGTAAGAAAACTGTTGGTACCCAAGGCCGGACTCGAACCGGCACGCCTCGCGGCGGGGGATTTTGAAGACTCAACTTGTCTTTGAAATCAATCAACTTTTCTGCACGACGACAGCCACTAATACGCTGCAATATGCGATAATCAGTACGACTTCTTCGGTTAGGGCACCCTCCCTAAACCTAAGGATTATTCATGACAGCAGACTTGTACAACGAACAAGAAACTATCGAGCAGCAGTGCCGAGCAGACACGCAGTTACGTTTCCAGAACGAACTGACTAAAAAAATCCAGAAGGCTGATGAAGCCTCAACATTCTACGGAACGTCCCTCTTAAAACGGGCCATCGAACCTATGGCGGATGTCATAACAGCAAATCGCAAAGCCGTTAAAAAGGGCAAGGCGATGAACGCTGGTAAAGCATTTAAATTGCTTGAAGGGTTGAAGGCAGAGCATATTGCATTTTTTGCCTGCCAAGTAATCATCGATAGAATTACGACGAACACTAGAATGCAGGATGTTGCAATCAGGATTGGTCAGCGTTGCGAATCCGAGTTGCGATATATCTCGTTTCAAAGGGAACACCCTGCTCTTTTTAGCAAGATACTTACGGAAACCACGACAGGTGGAAAGCGTAAGCACGCCACCATAATTGCGGCACAGAATCGCTATGCTGCTGAACGCTGGAACTCGTGGTCAAAGGTGGACAGCTTGCATGTTGGTCAGAAGCTGTTGAACATTTTTACTGAGGCTACAGGCTTTGTTGAGGAACATACGTCAACGGCTCGCGGTAAAAACAAAACGGATAAGCACATCAAACCGACAAAAGCTGTCTGTGATTTCATTGAGTCAAACCGTGATGCCGCTGCACTGCTTAACCCAATTCATTTACCTATGGTCGTTCCACCAGTTGACTGGGAATCGCCAAGCAGTGGTGGCTATCTTACTCACCACACACCGCAGCTGCCCTTTATAAAGGTCCGAGGTAATGCGCAGGCGAGGAACTATCTTGCCGACCTGCACGGTCAAACCGAGGAGATGAAAGCCGTTTACAATGCGGTCAATGCTATCCAGCGCACGCCATGGAAAATCAATTCGTTTGTTTATGAAACCTTCAAACAGGTCTATGAAACTGGACTGCCTATCGCTGGACTACCAAGCCGTGAAGATATTCCGTTGCCACCATCGCCCCTCAATCCAGAGCAGAAGTCTAAGGATTTGTCGGACGCAGAAAAACGTAAGTTCAAAGCATTCAAAAAGAAGCGTGCCAAGGTCTATGATGCGAACATCGCTCTTAAATCAAAGCGGCTAATGACCTCTAAAATTGCATACTTGGCTGAAAAATACCTGCCATATGATGCTCACTATTATCCTCATTATTTGGATTTTAGGGGACGCGCATACCCTGCCCCGATGTTTTTAAATCCGCAGGGTAACAGTCTAGCCAAGGGTCTACTGCAATTTGCGGAGGGTAAAGCTCTTGGCTCCAACGAAGCTGCATATGAATTGGCCGTACACGGGGCAAACTGCTATGGTTACGACAAAGGCACACTAGACGAACGGATTGATTGGGTTGAGCAGAACGCCGACAGAATTTTGCAAGTTGCGGCTGACCCTATGGCAGACCTGTGGTGGGCAAAAGAAGCGGATAGCCCATGGTGCTTCCTTGCGTTCGCAAAAGAATGGGAAGGCTTTTATCGCGACGGATACAGCCACATAAGCCATATTCCGATAGCAAAAGATGGAAGTTGCTCCGGATTACAACACTTTTCGGCCGCTCTTCGTGACCCTATCGGCGCATTGGCCACCAATCTTATACCCGCAGACAGACCGGAAGACGTTTATCAGCGAGTAATCAATCTCGCTAAGGATAAGGTCACTTCAGATTTAACAGGTCCAAATGCTGAAATTGCCCAGCTGTGCCTCGATTACGGGCTGTCACGCAAAGCTGCGAAGCGTTGCACAATGACACGAGTGTACGGCTCGACACAATTTTCATCACGTGTGTTTGTAGAGGAATACTTTCAAGATACCGATGCCAAAAGAAAACAAGAAGACCCAAGCTATGTGAGCATCTTGGATGGCCGAGAGTTTGAAGCATCTCTGTACCTAACGGAGCATATTTGGCAGAGCATCAACGAGACGGTTGTAGCGGCCAAAGAGGGTATGGATTGGTTACAAGAATGTGCAAAAATTTTAGCACAAGAAAATTTACCAATAATTTGGACAACGCTGGACGGCTTACCCGTCATGCAGAGTTATCCAGATACATCACGTCGACGTGTACAAACAAAATTTGGTGAAAAAATTGTGTTTCTTAGCGTCCGCGAAGACAAGATTGGGACAATCAATAAAAAGAAACAGGGTAATTCTATTTCTCCAAATTGGGTTCACGGAAACGATGCATGTCATTTGAGAATGACAGTCAATCTTGCGGCAGCACATGGTGTGAGTAGCTTCGCCATGATTCATGATAGCTTTGGTACACATGCCGCCGACATTCCATTGCTAAGTAGGTGTTTGCGGGAGACTTTCATTGATCTGTACTTAGACAATGACCCGATAGAAATGTTTCGCGCTGAAACGCAAATGCTAACCACCACTACATTGCCAAAACCACCTTTGAAGGGAGATTTAGACCTCACCGCTGTTCGAAATAGTGAGTTTTTCTTTGCCTAGCTTTCCAATTCTGCATCGTTTTTTCAATTGTTGCACCATAGCTAGAGAAAGGAGTTCCTCAAATCGAAAAGCAAACTGAAACCTTAATCCATGTTGCCCAATACCTAACAAAATATGGGCAACCTGTACCGCTCAACATCTTAACCCGACTTCTGGAAGCGGGCATCGACATCAAAAGTTTTACATAGAAAGGCCATACATGGCGCAAAATACGCAGATGAAAATAGTCAGCCC